GTGCCCTTGTGGCGAGGATCTGCTGGTCTCCTACAAAATGGTACTCTCGCAGATGCTCGGGACAGGCCCGAGCATGATGGATCAGGGGCCAGATCGGCACAATTGTTGGGCTAATTGTTTCGTCGGTATCGCACAGTCCGTGATGCCGGTCCGCGGGCCGAAGTCCGATGCGGCATCGAGCCAATCCAAATTTTTGGGCTGAAAATGTCTGCTGATCCGGCTGACGCCGGGGTGACGGAGTTGGTGGGGGTCGTCACCCCAAATCGAATTTTGCCGAGTGCTTCAGGTAGGCAGGAGAAAGACGCATGACGATCCGGTCGATGGCAGCAGCGCTGAAATCCGGGGTCTGGGCGCGGCCCGAGCCGGAGTGGGGCCTGCCCTATTACACCCGGCTGGACTGCCGGCCGACGCAGAGCGCCCGGCTAGCAGGCAGGCAAGCCGATGCGGTTGAGCCCGGTGAGGAAGGTGGCGATCGGAATGGGGCATTCCAGGCGCTGCAAACACCAATGGCACCACTCGGCATCACCGAACTGATAGCGGCTCATCTGGGCCGGCTTGGCGATGAGGCGCTGATCGAGAATGCCACCGCCTGGGAGTTTTTGGCGCGGCCCGACCAGATGCCGCCCGAAGGCTGTTGGCGGACATGGCTGCTGATGGGCGGGCGCGGCTCGGGAAAAACCCGCGCCGGGGCCGAATGGGTACATGGTCTGGCGTCCGGCACGATTGCCGGGCTGGGCAAGGATGGCCGCATCGCGCTGGTGGCGGAAACCTTTGGCGATGCTCGCGAGGTGATGATTGACGGGGTATCGGGCATACTTGGCGTGGCGCGCGGTGAGCGCCCGAGTTTTGAGGCGACGCGGCGAAGGCTGGTGTGGCCATCGGGCGCTGTGGCGCAGATGTTTTCGTCGGAAGATCCCGAAAGCCTGCGCGGGCCGCAATTTGATCTGGCCTGGTGCGACGAGCTCGGCAAATGGCGCCATCAACGCGAGACCTGGGACATGCTGCAATTTGGCTTGAGACTCGGGACATCGCCACGGCAACTGGTGACGACGACGCCAAGGGCAACGCCCTTGATGCTGGCGCTGGTCAAGGACGCTGCCACGCGGGTGACGCGGATCCGAACTGAGGACAATGCGCAGCATCTGGCGGCGGGATTTCTCGACGCCATTCGGGCGCGTTATGGCGGCACGCGGCTGGGGCGTCAGGAACTCGACGGCGAGCTGATTGCTGACCGCGAGGACGGGCTGTGGCGGCGCGAGCAGATCGAGGCGTTGGTTGCGCGCAATCACGGACAGCTCAGCCGCATCGTCGTGGCGGTCGACCCGCCAGCGGTGAGCGAGGCGAAATATTCTTGTTGCGGCATTGTTGCCGCAGGGCTTGATGCGGAGGGTAGGGCAGTGGTGCTGGCCGATGGTTCGGTCGAGGGTGCAAGTCCTTCGGCCTGGGCCAATGCGGTAAGTCGGCTCTACCGCCGTTTTGACGCCGATTGCGTGGTGGCCGAAATCAACCAGGGCGGCGACATGGTGACCAGCGTGCTGCGCACCGTCGACCCGACGCTGCCAGTGCGCACCGTGCGGGCAACGCGCGGCAAATGGCTGCGCGCCGAACCGGTGGCAGCTCTTTATGAGCAAGGCCGGGTGGTCCATGCCGGGCACTTCGCAGCACTGGAAGACCAGATGTGCGATTTCGGCCCCGACGGGCTGAGTTCCGGGCGGTCTCCGGATCGGCTTGATGCGCTGGTCTGGGCGCTGACCGAACTGATGCTGAGCCGTCGGGGCGCGCCGCAGATCAGGCATCTTTGAACCGGTGATGATTTTGTGCGGTGTTTCACACCTCCGTCATGCCGGACCCCGATTGGGCATCTAGCCAGCCCAAATCCTTGGACTGAACAGATCCTCTGACCCCGCAGGCGCCGGGGCGCTGGACCCCGGAGGCTACGACGTCGTTTCGCTTGTCTGGATCAAGTCCGGGGTGACGGAAAGAATTTTCACCCCGCCGGGTCGCCTCGGCGGGGTTTTCGATTCCAGAATTTGAAAGGGCATTGATATGGCATTCGGATTGAGGCTTCCCTGGACCCATTCGGCGCAAACCCGCGCACCCGCCGCCAAGAGCTGGTTGCCGGGCGCGATTGCGGCGCTGGCAGGGGACGCAGGTGCGCAATGGAGCGGGCGCAGCTATGGCGCGATTGCCCGCGAAGGTTTTATGCGCAATCCGGTGGCGCACCGGGCGACACGGATGATCGCTGAGGCTGCGGCGTCAGTGCCCTGGCTGGTGTTTGCCGATGGCCGCGAGCAGGAGCGTCACCCGGTGCTGGACCTGCTCAATCGGCCTGACCCGAATGGCGCGGGCGACGGATTTTTCGAGACGCTTTATGGCCATCTGGTGCTCTCGGGCAATGCCTGGATTAACCCGGTCAGCGTCGGCGGCCGGGTGGCCGGGTTGCAACTCTTGCGGCCCGACCGGATGCGGGTGATCGTGGGCCCCGATGGCTGGCCGGTGGCTTATGAGCATCAGGCGGGCGGCAGACGGCAACGCTTTGCGGTGACACCTGAGGATGGGCCGGGGCTTTTGCACTTGAAGCTGTTTCATCCGCTCGATGATCATCTCGGGTTTGCGCCGCTGGAAGCAGCCCTGATGGCGCTTGATCTGCACAATGCGGCGATGAGCTGGAACAAGGCGCTGCTGGATAATTCCGCCCGGCCATCCGGCGCGCTGGTCTATCAGCCCAAGGACGGCGGCAATCTGACGCCTGAGCAATATGAGCGGCTCAAGGCTGAGCTCGAGGAAGGCTATCAGGGCGCGCGCCGGGCAGGGCGGCCGATGCTGCTGGAGGGCGGGCTCGACTGGAAGGCGATGGGGCTGACCCCGCGCGACATGGATTTTGTTGAAGCCAAGAATGGTGCGGCGCGTGACATCGCGCTGGCGCTGGGTGTGCCGCCGATGCTTTTGGGCATTCCCGGCGACCTGACCTATGCCAATTACCAGGAAGCCAATCGCGCTTTCTGCCGTCTCACTGTGCTGCCGCTGGTCCACCGGACGGCCGCCGCGCTGACCGCTTGGTTGCAGTCAATTCATGGTGCGGGGCTGAAGATCGACTATGACGCCGACCGGTTGCCGGGGCTTTCCGCCGAGCGCGACGGGCTGTGGGCACGGGTCGGTGCAGCGGATTTCCTGACTGACGAAGAAAAGCGGGAAGCTGTGGGATATCAGCGTGTTGCGGGTTGAAGCGGATTCAATCCGGCAGGCACCTGATTCAATCTCTGAGGCGGTTTTGACCGCCAAATGCGAAGGCGGCGAGGCAATGCAAGGCATGGATCCGGAACCCACAATGCTCGCAGCACGGATTGCCGGCGCTGTTGCCGGTGCGCTGGTTTCGCTGATCTATATGATGCCCAAAGGTGCGCGCGAAGCGGCGGCTCGCGCCATCGCCGGCATTGTTTCCGGACTGGTGTTTGGCGCACCGGCCGGGGTGGCGCTGGCGCACTGGATCGGCGTGACGGACCTGCTGTCTGCTACCGAGACACTGCTGATGGGATCAGCCGCTGCCAGCATGACCGCCTGGTGGGTGCTCGGTGCGCTGGCGCGGATTGCCGACCGAACCGGGCGCGGACCCAGAGCATAAGCGCTGCGCGTGGCGCGACAAAAAGCACTTCGACAACATCAAGGACAACACCATGACAAGCGACTGGAGCGCATCCGGACGGCAGCACAAGCGTGTCGATCTGGCACTGGAAGACGTCAGCGGCGACGGCAGTTTCTCGGGCTATGCCAGCCTGTTCGGCGCGGTCGATCTGGGCCGAGACGTGATCGAACCGTGGGCTTTTGCCGCTTCGCTGAAGCGCCGCGGCGCTTCAGATGTGCGCATGCTCTACCAGCACGATCCGGATCAGCCGATCGGCCGTTGGCTGTCGATCCGCGAGGACAGTCGCGGGCTGCATGTTGAAGGCAAGCTGGCGCTTGGCGTCGCCCGCGCCCGCGAAGTTCACGAACTGATGAAATCTGGTGCGCTCGATGGGCTGTCGATCGGATTTCAGACCTTGCGCGCCCGCAACGAGGCCAAGGCCGGGGTGCGCCGGATATTGAGCGCCGATCTCTGGGAGATCTCGGTGGTGACATTCCCGATGCAGCCGGGCGCGCGGGTGACCGCCGTCAAGGCTGCGGGAATGCTGCCACTAACGCAGCGCGAACTCGAACGTCGGCTCACGCGGGATGCGGGGCTGAACAGACGCCAGGCACGCGGGCTGATCGCCCGTGGCTTTGGCGCACTTTCGGACAGGCAGGACGCTGCGCCGGAGGATCTCAAACGTCTGGAACGGCAGATGCGCGCCCTGACCGGCGCGTTGTCGCGTGGCTCCAGCCTCACCGAACCCAACCTGTTGAAAGGAAAACCGATGAACACCCAGAGCATGAATATCCGGACCAAAACGGCGACTGCGCCGGAAACCAAGAGCGTCGATGCCGATGTCTCCGCCGCCTTCGAGGACTTCATGTCCGCGTTTGAACACTACAAGCAATCCAACGATGAACGCCTGGCAGAGATCGAGCGCCATGGCGGCGCTGACGTTATCACCGATGAGAAGATGGCGCGCATCGATACAGCCCTTGATGAGCAGAAGCGGGCGCTGGACACACTGCTGGTCAAGCGCGCCCGCCCTGATCTTGGCCGTGGCGGCGGCAATGCGCAGAGCCCGGTCAGACAGGCCTTTGATGCCTATGTGCGCCGTGGCGACGAGGCGGGTCTGCGTCAGGCGGAACTGAAGGCGATGTCGGCTGGCAGCGATGCGGACGGCGGCTATCTGGTGCCTGACGAGCTCGACAGCGAGATCGGCCGGCGTCTCTCCGAGCTGTCGCCGATCCGCTCTATTGCGACGGTGCGGCAGGTGTCTGGCGCGGTGCTGAAGAAGCCTTTTGCGTTGGATGGCATGGCCACCGGCTGGGTCGGCGAAACCGACGCACGGCCGCAGACGGCGGCGCCGCAGCTGGCGGAACTGCAGTTTCCGACCATGGAGCT